ATTGGGCAGATTTTGAAAAGACTTCAGGAAGAAGAACTGCTGAAAACTCACAAAAGATATATTTCCCTAATGACAAAGGTATGGAGTTTGCAAGTAAGACAGCACAAAGAATTAAGTGGGGTTCAGCATAATGAATGACTTGTATAGAACAATTCATTTATTTAGACAATTTCCTAAGTACGATAAATTATCTTATGAATTTTTAGTTAAGATGGTTACACCATCAATTAACTTAGACCAATATCAAATACACAGAATAGGCAATCAAGATATTGGATTTACTAACTGGGCATATCTAAGTGATAATGTTGAACAAAGATTTGTTTTAACTGGAAAGCTAAAAGACAATGAATGGAATTGTGGAGACAATATTTGGGTTATGAATGTATTAGCAAAAAGTAATTGTTTACAAATTATGAAATGGGTTAAAAATTATTTTAAAGAAAAAATTGAAGTTAATGAATCTGTTAAATGGGTAAGGCAAGATAATAACTTTCATATTTATAGAAAAGCAGAAAAGTTTAAAAGGGAGTTTCACGTTTAATGGCTAAAGGTGCAATAGTATCAGCAATCATTCAGTTCGTTATAACAACTGCGATAAGTTATATTATATCGCCTAAACCAAAAGCACCTAGACAATCATCACAAGACGAAGCAAAAGGAACATTAGTAAATAAAGATTCTAACAACAATCCTATTCCTGTTGTTTATGGTAAAAGACAAGTTGGATTAACTAGAGTATTTGTTGAAAGTTCTGGTGCTGATAATCAATATCTTTATGTAGCTGGAGTTCTATGCGAAGGTGGTGGTGCAGGAATTACTGCAATAGATGAAGTTTACGTTGATGACAAACTAGTTACATTTGATGGTGCATTAACTGATGGAACTATAAGAGGAGTATCTAGTGGAGATGCTAATTATTATAAAGGTGGTGAAAGTTTAATATCTATTCAAGGATTTTTTGGATTAGATAATCAATCAGCTTCTTCTTTGCTTGATGAAACAACTAACTGGACATCAGATCATAAATTATCTGGTCTTGCTTATGTTGCTTTAAGGTTTAAATGGAATCAAGATGCTTTTAATGGATTACCAGAAGTTAGAGTAACAGTTAGAGGTAAAAAGATTTATGACCCAAGATTAGATTCAACTAAAGGTGGTTCTGGTTCTCATAGACAAGATGATGCAACTACTTGGGCTTATTCTGCGAACTCATCATTAGTTCTTTTAGACTATCTAAGAAATAGCAGATATGGAAAAGGATTACCTAATGATGCTTTTGAAACAAATTACGATTCATTTAAGACTTCTGCAAATACCTGCGATACACAAGTTACACCTTATTCTGGTGCAGTAAGCGATATAAATTTATTTGAAACAAACGCAGTTATAGATAGTGAAAAAAAGGTATTAGAGAATGTAAGAGAATTGCTTGTACCAATGAGAGCAATCTTTAATTACACACAAGGTAAATACAAAGTTATTATTGAAGGAACAGGAAGTTCACAATTACTATTAACTAAAGATAATGTTGTAAGCGAAGTTAAATTACAAGGCGAAAGCAAATCTGAAAAATATAATAGAGTTATAGGAACATTTACAAACCCAGAAAAAGATTATCAATCAGATACAGTTTCATATCCACCTTATGATGATTCTGCATTAGACCCAGCAGATCAACACTCAACTATGTTATCTGAGGATAATAATACTTTATTAGAGAGAAGCTTTGATATGTTACAGGTAACTTCTCCTTATCAAGCAGAAGAAATTTGCGAGAACATATTAAAAAGATCAAGAAACAATTTAAAAGCAGAAGTAACAGTTACATCAGAAGCACTTAATTTATCTATTGGCGATATTGTAACAGCTACATACGACACAGCAGGATTTAGTGCTAAACCATTTAGAGTAATGTCTTTAGCTATTAATTCAGATTCAACAGTAACTCTTGGATTAGAAGAACATCAAGATAACTTCTATACTTGGGAAGAAAAAGGCGAAGCACCTACAATAGCTGATACTGTACTTCCAAATCCTTTTTCTGTATCTGCACCAGCTTCAGTTAGTTTAGATGACCAACTTATTGAATACTCAGATGGAGTTGTTATTACTGCTTTAGATGTAACCATTGGTGCATCAACAGATAACTTCGTGGACTATTACCAAGTAGAATACAAACTAAGTACCGATACTGACTACATTGTGTCTGGTCAAGTTAAAGGATTAAATCACAGAATACTAAACGTAGTAGATGGATTAACTTACAATGTAAGAGTAAAAGCATTTAATACATTAGGAGTACAATCTACTTATACATCTGCATCAAGAACTATCGTTGGTGGAATTGCACCACCTTCTGATGTAACAGATTTCTCTTGTAACATTATTGGTGGAGATGCACATTTATCTTGGCAACAAATTGCAGACTTAGATTTAGCACATTATCAAATTAGATATTCTACATTAACAACTGGTGCTTCTTGGGGTAACTCAGTTTCTTTAGTTGAAAAGGTTGCAAGACCAGCTACTTCAGTAACAGTTCCAGCAAGAGTAGGTTCATATCTTATAAAAGCAGTAGATAAAAATGGTAACTTTTCTTCTAATGAAACAATCATTGAAACAAATGTATTAGCAATAGGAAACTATAATGCTGTTGCAACACAAACTGAATCACCTACATTTACAGGAACTAAAACTAACGTAATAGTTTCTGATGGTACATTAAGATTAGATTCATCAGAACTATTTGATAGTGCAACAGGAAACTTTGATTCAGGAACTTCATTCTTTGATTCTGGTGTAACTTCTTATGACTTATATTCTGAAGGAACTTATTTATTCTCAACTCCAATAGATATAGGTGCAGTTTATACTTCAAGAGTAACTGCTTCTATTACACAAACATCTGATAACTTAGATGACTTATTTGATTTAAGAACTGGAGATTTTGATGACGCACAATCTAACTTTGATGGCGATACTCCTGCTAATTGTAATGCTCATATTGAGATTGCTTTATCTAATGACAATATAACTTATACTTCATTTAGAAACTTTGTAGTTGGAGATTACACAGCTAGATATTATAAATTTAGATTAACATTAAGATCATTTGATTTATCATCTACTCCAGTTATTAGTGCTTTGTCAGTAAGTATAGATATGCCAGATAGAATATTTAGTGGTAATGATATTGTTTCAGGGACAGGAACTTATAATGTTGTATTTACTTTACCTTTTTATTCAAATGCTTATGCAGTTGGAATCACAGCACAAGGATTAAACACAGGAGATTTCTTTACAATTTCAAATAAAACTGTTAATGGTTTTGATGTTGCATTTAAAAATAGTGGCAATTCAGGAGTTACTAAAACTTTTGATTATTTAGCTAAAGGATATTAGATAGAATATGGCACAACACGATTATAATATAGCAAATCAGGGTTTCCCTGCATTTAGAACAGATTTAAATAACGCATTATCGGCAATTCAAACAACAAATTCAGGAACATCAAGACCAACAGGTGCAGTAGCTGGTCAGCTTTGGTTAGATACAACTTCTCCAACTACACCTACATTAAAATATTATGATGGTGCTGATGATATATCTTTAGCAACTATTGACCATTCTGCTAACACAGTAAATTGGTTAGATTCAACAGTATCAATTACTGGACTATCTACTACTGCAACAGGAACAGTTTTAACACTTTCAGATTCAGCAAATACAACAACAGTAAATTTAATTTTAGACAATCAAAAAGAAATTCGTTTTAGAGAAACAACAGCTAATGGAACTAATTATGTAGCATTAAAAGCACCAGTTAGTGTTAGTGCTGATTTAACTTTTACTTTACCTGCTACTGATGGAACTACTGGACAAGTGTTAAGTACAAATGGTTCAGGTGGTTTATCTTTTACAACTCCTTCTGCTGGTATTTCTTGGCAATCTTCAGTTAAGACTTCTGGTTTTACTGCTGTTGCTGGAGAAGGATATTTTTGTAATACTACATCATCTGCATTTACAGTAACTTTACCTGCAACACCAAGTGCTGGACAACAAGTAGCAGTAGTAGATTATGCAGGAACTTTTGACACTAATGCACTTACTGTTTCTCCTAATGGAAATAAAATAGAAGGTCAAATTAATAACTTAGTATTAACTGGTGAAAGAGAAGGTGTATTATTAGTTTATATAGATTCAACACAAGGTTGGTTAGCAACATCAGGAATTAATGAAGGAACAGATGCTTTTTCACCAGCACCTTATACAGTAGATTTTTTAGTAATCGCTGGTGGAGGTGGTGGGGGTTTAGATGATGGTGGTGGAGGAGGTGCAGGAGGTTATAGAAATTCATACTCAACAGAATCATCTGGTGGTGGAGGAAGTAGTGAAACAAGTTTAACATTTACTGCTGGAGTAGTTTACACAGTTACAGTAGGAGGAGGTGGAAATGGAGCTACATCTTCCCCTGCAAGAGGAGTAACAGGAACTAACAGTTCAATTTCAGGAACAGGAATTTCAACAATTACATCTTCAGGAGGTGGAGGAGGAGGAACAAGACCAGGAGGTGAAACTAATGGAGGAAATGGTGGTTCAGGAGGAGGAGGAAATTATTTAGGGCCAGGTACTGGAGGAAGTGGAACTGCTAATCAAGGATTTGGAGGAGGTACTGGTCAAACTAGTCCATTAAATGGAGGTGGAGGTGGAGGAGCAGGAGAAGCTGGTAATACAGATGGTCAGGGACATGGTGGAGATGGTTTGTCATCTTCTATAACTGGTTCTGCTGTTGATAGAGGTGGTGGTGCTTCAGGTTCTTCAAGATCAGGAACAGCACACCCTGCTGGTACTGGTGGTGGTGGAACTGGTGGTGTTGATGGAATTTCTAATGCAGGTAATGGAACAGCAAATACTGGAGGTGGAGGTGGAGGTGGTCAAGGAGGAGCTCCATCACAAGCTGGAGGAAATGGAGGTTCAGGAGTTGTAATACTTCGTATGCCAGATGCAAGTTATTCAGGAACAACAACAGGTTCTCCAACAGTTAATACAAATGTAGGTGGTTCTGGTGAAACAGTAATTATATTTAATTCATCAGGAAGTATAACAGGATAATTTATGGCACACTTTGCAAAATTAGGAGTAGGAAATATAGTTGAACAAGTAATCGTAATATCTAATGATATTGTAACAACTGAACAAGCTGGAATAGATTTTATTAATAAACTTTACAATACAAGAGATGTTTGGAAACAAACTTCATATAATAATAATTTTAGAAAAAATTATGCAAGTATTGGTTATCAATACGATCAAACAAGAGATGCTTTTATAGCACCTAAACCTTTTAACTCTTGGATATTAAACGAAGATACTTGTAGATGGGAAGCACCAGTTGCTTATCCACAAGATGATAATAAGTACAAGTGGAACGAATCAACATTGACTTGGGATTTAGTAGAATTATAGTATTTTAAAAAACGAAAGGAAGGAAAGTGGAAGCAAATATTAATGGGATATTCCCAACACCAATTTATATATCTAAATTAGATAGAGAACTTACAAATAAAGAATTATTATTTATTGATAAGACTAAATTAGATGTTTATAAAAACGAGGGTAACACAACATCTAATGATAACTACATTCTAAATCATAAAGCATTTAAAGATTTAAAAGAAGATTTAGATTTGAGAGTTAAAGATTACTTTCAAAAAGTTATATCTCCAACAGATGCAATTACACCCTATATTACACAATCTTGGTTAAATTATACTGAAACAAATCAATATCATCATAAACACGAACACCCTAACTCTTTAGTATCAGGAGTGTTTTATATTAATTGTGATGAAGAATTTGACAAGATTAAATTTTATAAAAAAGATATTTATTCAGTTATTAAACCAGAAATAAAAGATTGGAATTTATATAATTCTGAAACTTGGTGGTTCTCAGTTAAGACTGGAGATGTGATACTATTCCCATCATCTTTAACTCACATGGTAGAAACTAAGCAAGGAGATAACACTAGAATTAGTTTAGCTTTTAATGTATTTATTAAAGGAACAGTTGGTAATAACAAAAGTTTAACAGAACTTATATTATGATTTACTTTTTATTAGGATTAGTGCTTGGCTTATACGCAGAATGGAAGTGGGAGATTGCCAAATACATTATTGAATCAGTTAAAGAACATTTAAACATCAAATAGTCTTGAAATTTGTGCGTTGCACAATTATATATCGTCAATGATATATACGACTGAAGAAAATAACTTTTACTCAAAGGAGAACTCAATGTTGAACTATTCCGACATTAAGAACTACTGGTCTAAATTCTACGCAGATGCTTTTGAAGATGCAAAATCATACTGGAAGAATTATTTTGACTTAGTTCAAAACATTTACAAAAAATAACTTTATTAAAACACAATAGTTTGATATTAATGCACAAAAATTTAATGTGCATTTACAGATTAGCTAATGGCAGTTGTGTCTTGCTAAAGTCTTGCAAATGCGAAAATGACTATGGCAAGAACACAATCAGAAGAACTAATAAGTTTAAAGGGGCATATCACAGGAGTTAAAAATTCAGTTAAGGTACTATCTGTATCTGTTTATAAACTAGAGAAAAAGGTAGAGAACCTTTACTGGTCTATATTGGTTGCTACTGGAAGTTTATCTTTAGCTTTGATTACAATATTTCTTGCTAAGTAAGTATTGCCAATTAATACGAATACAACTAGTAGTTAGTTTATGAATAAAAGAATCTTAGTCATATCTGATTTGCATATTCCATATCATAGAGAAGATAGCTTTGAGTTCCTAAAAGAAATTAAAAAACAATATAAGCCAGATACAATCATAAACATAGGTGATGAGATTGATTGCCACGCACTTAGCTTCCACGACCATAACCCAGATTTAGCTTCTGCTGGACATGAACTTGCTAGAGCAAAAGATTTTATAAAAGAATTAGAATCAATATTTCCAGTAATGACTTTGCTAGACTCAAATCATTCTAGCTTAGTTTATCGTAGAGCAATTAAATCAGGAATACCTAAAGGTTATCTAAAAGAATATAACGAGTTCTTAAATGTTAAAAAATGGAACTGGCAAGATAACTTAACTCTTACACTTCCAAATAAACAAAGATGTTTCTTTACTCATGGAATATCTGCTGATGTAACTAAAGTATCTCAAATTAATGGAATGAGTTGCGTTCAGGGACACTTCCATTCTAAGTTCAAGATTGAATACTGGGCTAATCCTGATGCACTATTTTTTGCTATGCAAGTAGGTTGTTTAATACAACAAACAAATATGGCATTTACTTATTCAAAGAATTTTAAAACTAAATTTTTAATGGGTTGTGGAATGATTGTTGATTCTACTCCAAGATTAATGCCAATGGTACTTAACAAAGAAGGCAAATGGATAGGCAAGTTAGTTTAAAAGAATTACTGTTTTCAGAAACAGCCACAAGACTCAACATTCCAAACGAGCCAACAGACCAAATATTAATTAACTTACAAACATTAATATACGAAATTATAACTCCAATAGTAAATCAATTTGGCGACATCAAAATAACATCTGGCTATCGTTCTCCTGAATTATGCAAAGCCATAGGAAGTTCTACAACATCACAACACACTCTTGGTCAAGCTGTTGATTGTGAGGTTCTAGGAGTACCTAATAAAGAACTAGCTGACTGGGTTGTTAATCATTTAGAATTTGACCAATGTATTCTTGAATTTTGGAAGCCAGAAGAAATCAATTCAGGGTGGGTTCATATCTCTTATAACAAATCAGGAAATAGAAAAATGTATTTACGTGCATACAAAAGCAACAATAGAGTTATATACGAGGTGTTATGAAACCATCAGATAAGCAAATCGGTGGAGATCATTACAAAGATATGAAAATATCTGTATCTGAATATGTTTATGCTAATAAAATAGATTGGTATGCTGGTAATGCTATTAAATATTTAAGTAGATATAATAAGAAAAACAAAGACTTAACAAAGCAAATAGAAGATTTAAACAAAAGCATACATTATATTCAACTTTTAATTGAGAAAATAAGCAAGTAAATACAAGCTTGTTATTACAACATCAAATCACCTCTAAAATGCCATTTAAACTGCATTAGAACGCATTAGGCGAGTTTTATACACACTGTTTAACGGATTTGAATTTTAGCTATTGATTATATAAAAAATCAGTTTAATTAAGAAATTATGAAAATAGATAGAGAAATCAAGGTTATTGAATGTATTTATTGTAATGATATTGCTGGTTGTAGGCATCATTATAAGGAAAGTGTAGCTAATTCAGGAAGGAAAAGAGGTTATTCTAAAGAAGATGTTTTGCCAACCTGCAAAGAATGTAATGCTTTATTAAGTTCAAGAAACCCAGAATATCCTGATTGTTGTTTATTTTTGTATAATGAAATCAAATCAAGACATAAAAAAATATTAAATCAACCTGATTGGGACGAAGATGATTTGGAAGAAATGAGTGCAAAATTTAAAAAAAATATTTTGGCATCAATTAAGGAAAGAGAAATTCAAAAAAAAAGATTAGAAAATCTTATGATTAATTATGAAACATATCCAACTTACGAAGATTTAAGAAATATATTAGATATTTAGATTGTTAATACACAACTAAAAATATAAAGTAGAACAAATAACGAACATTTAATTTTATGTCAAACTACGTAGTAACTACAATAGACCCAGATTTTACCCCAGAATGTCATACTGTTGGTAATACATCTGCACAGTCATCAGCTATCATAACACAATCAGGATTAGTAAGAATATCTGTAACTGGTGGAACTCATATTAAGTTCGGTGCAAACCCAACTTCAACAACAGAAGATGTCTTGGTAGTTGGTACTGAAATATTCTCTTTTAAGAGTGGAGACAAAATAGCTTTCATTCATCATGGGGGCGGAAGTGCGATTATTTCAATTTGTGCAGTAGATTAATATGTGGTGGAATATCATACCAACAGTAGTTAAAACTGGTGCTGAGATTTATAAGAATCATAAGCAATCAGAACTATTAGAATCTGAAGCTGAACGTAGATACTATGAACGTATGGCTAGAGGTGAGATTGAATATCAAAGAGATGTAGCAGATCAACAAGACAAGTCATGGAAAGATGAATTTGTTTTGATTGTGGTTTGTATTCCAATTATTGTTTTATCATACGCAGTTATAAGTGATGATATTAATATCAAATCTAAACTAGATTTATTCTTTGATTACTTTGGTAAGTTTCCTTCTTGGTATCAATGGTTAATAGTAGGTATCTTTGGTGCGATCTATGGACTTAAACCAAGTATAGACGCATTTACTAAAAAATGAACTTCTACTTAATCACTTATGCTGTAAGCTTTGTGAAAGTAAATGATGAGAGTATAAAGGAAGATGTCGCATTTTGTCGGTTCTTTGATACTGACTCTTTTGTAAATGCCAGTTCATTTCTTGCTTCATTAAAACAAGTTAAGAAACTTAGAATAACTGGAGTTGAGTTTGAAGTAGAGGAGTGTAATTGGTATGATTATTATGAAGATATTTCCAACACTATTCACTAATTTAACTGTACTTCAAAGTATTCTATACTATCATTTGGAAAGCATTTTAATTGCGATTTTGGTAGTAGCTTTAATATTTGATCTACACTTTTAAAAATAATCTTATCAGCTAAAGGAAAGCAAATTGTGAATTTAGTATGATAGTTTGTGAAAGCTTGTTCAAAATAAATATATCTTTTAATATCTCTAACTTTTATCTTAGTTAAAGTCTTGCCATGTTCCCAAGTTGCGTTCTTTAATTCAACAAAGAACTGCTCTTGCTTATGTGCTTCTTTAGGTGCGTAAACGAAGTAGTCTGGGAAAGCTTTGATAAGGGTTGGGAGTTTGGCAAACAAAGGTATAACACTTTCAGCGAAAGATTGAGAATCATTAACAGCATTAAGACCAAGCTTCCTGTAAAGATAGCCACGATTAAGGCAGTAATTAACGAAACGATCCTCACTAATGTTAAGATAATTAGTCGTGCGATTTTCATAAGACTGTTCATTAAAGTTATTAATATATTTTTTTTCATTCATTTAACGACTCAGTTCACGATTAGTAACTAACCAGCTTCTATATAAATCTACCCAAGACTGTAAGTTAGCATACTTGCCTTTTAGAATTGAATAGTTTTTTTCTGCAACTAATAAACCTTCTACTAATGTTGCATAGTTATTATCAGCATAAGCCCACTTTTCTGCTTCGCTTACACTACAATTCTTTTCTAATTTCTTAGTAAGAGTTAATTGTGCAAATGTTATTTTTTTAAATTCTTCGCAACGTCTAAATGTGTATAACGCATTAGACATTTCTTCTGATACCGAATCTAGTTCTTGTTTTATTGTATCAGGATTCTTTAGAGCAAAATCTTCCATAACCTTCCTTTACATTTTTAAGTTGTAATACTAACCTAAGCTAGTAATTCTTCAAATTTCAAAACCACTTTTGTTTCTAAAGCATCTTTAAGTCTTTTTGCCTTTTCCATTTTATGCTTTAGTTCAAAATACTTCATAGATACTCTATGATGCCTGTCTCTTAGGTTCTGAACTTGAGTTTTCATTTTCTCCATCAGCTATTTTAATATTATTTCTAATGAACTTTGTATTTAGTATATCCACAGAAATAATCTTTCCTTCCTTTTTTTCAGTTAGAGCATCTTCTGTATTCTCAAATAGTTCTTTAACTAAAATAGAACACTCAATTAACTTTTCTCTAACTACCTTCATTATGTTTTTTATATATAATATTTGTTTAAATTGCAAGGATATGGCGAAGGAAAACAAAAGGGGATTTGTGTTTTTTAGACAATCTAACAAGGAACATCTAAAAAAAACCTTCGCCATAAAAATCTTAGTTATGGAAATTCATCTGAAATAAAAACTTATAATCTTTTATTTTCAAATCAATTTCTTCCTTTGTAACACCAATTTTGCCAGATTCAATACCTGATTTTAATAAAGCCATAGTAAACATATACTCATCTTTATTAAATTGTTTTTTAGGTTCAACTGTCAAATCAGCATCAAAGTCTTTAGCAACTTCTACCAATTCTTTTTCAAGTTCTTCTGGGTCAAAACTTGTATCTGGTTTTGCTTCATCAGAAGGAAGTTCTTGAATTATTGGTTGTTTCTTTTCATTTGTTTGCACAAATAAACTGCCATTCTTTTTTGATGCCTGAACAGCAACAGATACTTTTTTACCTTTTGCTATTGCAGGGTGTAAAATAGCAGACCATAAAACAATTTGCTGGTCTCCTATACCAAATTTAAAATTAGGAAACTTATTGGCTTGACCATCTTTTCCTAACCTATTGTCGTAAACGTATTTTATAACACCTTGTACGTTCATGTTATTTCTCCTTATTGTTTAGGTAGCGATACATTTTTAGACAAGCTATCGCCACATCTGCTTGTATTTCGCCTATTGGAAATTCCTTAATATTTAGTTTACCTTGTTTGGTGCAATTAACTATCACACCTTGCTTAACATCAATTCCAAGTTCTTCCATAACACAAATCTTATAAAGATAGATTTGCACTAACATAGAATCTCTTATTCCTGATGATGACTTCCAGTCATAGATAATATGCTCTCCTGATTTGTTTTTAAATAAAGCATCAAGAGTTCCAGTAAACTTATGAATACGACTTAATACTTTACGTTCAGTAAATACAATCTCTAAACCTTCTTGCTTGTCGTACCATTCTTTAAACTTACCAAATGATTTTTTAATCTCAGGATTATGTATCTCAGGAACAATTCCTTTATGAATATAATCTTCAATTAAGTTATGAACGTGAGTACCAACTGAACCAGCATCAGACATACTTTGATTAGGTGCTTTTTTAATTTGATCTGCAATCTTAGATAATTCAATTTCATCATAGCTAACACCTGCTCTTACTAACTTTTTAAATTCTTCAGAACATATCTTAGCTGACCATAAGCCGATCACATTAGCTGGTGTCAAGATTTTGGTTATTCCAGTAGCACTAGGCAACTGCTCATCATTCCAAAAGTATTGATGTTGAATTGGGTCAAAGAATAAAGTTTCTTGACCATTGTATAATTTGATTTCTTCCATTTTACCTTCCCTTTTGTTTAAGTATAAATATTTTGCTTTATTGTTTTTGTATAAACTGATTTGGGTAAGTTTTCATCAAATAATTTATCAACTGGCAAACCAAACAATTTAGCAATTCTATAAAGCTGACTGGCACTTAACTGATTAGTTCCAAGTTCAAATTTACTTATTTGCTGAGTATGAGAACCAATAAATTCTGCCAACATTCTTTGACTCATGTATCTTACTTTTGCTGTTATAGGTTCTTCAACTTTAGTATTGTGTCGCAAGAATCTAAGATTACTTGCTAATCGTTCATTTATACTGCGTCTTGTTTCCATATTTCCTTCCATCTGTTGTGTTGTTGTTTCCAGTAATCAGAATTTATGTCTGGGTTATGATAAGGGAACAACTTATAGAACTCATCTAAAGTTATTGTTTTATCAACCACAGAACATAAATCATAGTAAAGTGATGCTTCATTAGAAACTATATATCTATTCATTTTAGATTCTAAATAAAGTCTATCTATTTCTTGTTGTACTGTTTTAATTAATGACATTATGATTTCTTCCTTTCAAACAGTTTTTAATATAATTTTTTTTAGTATCTTCTGGCACAGAAACAACTCCAAAACTTGCAGGTCTAAGTATATTCAAAATTATAAAGTTTTGTATCTCCATACTAGTTGTTATGTGTTGGTCAGCTAACATAGTACAATGTTGAATGTCATCTGTGATTTCAGTTGCTCTAGGTTCATTCCAAGTACCTGCTCTCCCTTTGGAATCAATTATGGGCTTGTACGTACTACAACTAGTTAAGCTTAAAATTAATAAACTTAATATTATTCTCATTGTTTTTTCCCTCTTTTGTTTGTTGATTAAGATAGTCCATAGTAACAATATTAGCTATGTCTATTTTTTTTATTCTTGGTTTGTGTTTCCATACTTCAAGTATGTATTCAAGAATTGTGTAAAAGCGATTATTTTTAATTAATTCTTTTAGATGTTTTTCTGCGTAATGTAGTTCAATCTTTTTTTTGTTTTTCATTTGCCTTCTCCAGTTTTTGTTTTTCTAATCGTTCTTGATACTTCTTTAAAGCTTCTTCCATTTTAACACGCATAATGGAATCGCCTAAAGCTTTACTATTATCTTTTTTTAAAAAGTTCATCTTTTCTTTTACCATTTATAGCTAGTTTTAATGCGTTGTAAATTGCTTTTTCATAACTTGATATTTTGCTTCCTGAAAATTCTTGCACAACAAAATACTTTTTCATAATTTCAGCACAACCATTCAGTATATCAATATCAACAGTTCTTTTCATAATTAATTAATTAGCCAATTTAATAATATTATGCTTGACGTGCCTAATACAAACACAAGCACAAATCCTATTCCATCTTTAGTTTCTCTAGTCATTTATTTAACTCCCATATTATAATTGTTAGTATTACTGCAAAACAAAACCAATAAAATCCTAAATCATTAATTGTATCAAGCATAAGGTTTTTGCCTTTCAATCATTCTGTTTATTTTTATTTCAAGTTTTTTTAAATTGCTATTGTATCTATTGTTTTCCATAACTTTATCTTTTAAAGTTTTTCTTAATGAAGCTAATACAAGTTGCATTTCAAAATCAGTCATTGAAAAAATCATATTTATTTTTTTTTTTTGCATTTAATTAATCTACCAAAGCAATCCCATTTCTTATGGTATGATTTGAGTAATTTTGCTAATTGTTTTTTCATATTACTTCGCTTTTGTTTATAAGATATTCTTTTGCTTCTGTTGTGTTATTAAATGCTAACACTTGCCAAAAATATCCACCATTAGGATAACTTAAACTTTTTACAAATTTCATCAAAACAACTTGGTTGTGTTTTAATGGGTCGTATGGAGTTATCTCTCTAGGTTTAAAATATTCTTCAATCTTATATAATTTTTTCTTATATAAAATTTCATAAATATTTTTGTCTTTTAGCTTTGTTATTTTTTCTTTCATATTTTCCCTTTATGTTTATTAATATAAAATCAATATAATGATTTGTTTTTTTATTGCAACTTTAAATATCAAAATAGCTGTGGATAATATAAAATTAATATGATTTAAAAACAATGACTTATTCGTTGCTATTTTGTTCTATATTTGATACTAGGGATTGTGGGTAAGTGCCTTCCCTTACCCACGTAATATAGGAGATAATATGCCATTAAAATATGGTAAAAAAAACATTGGTAAAAATATATCTATGTTAATGAAAGAGGGTCGTGGCAGAAAACAATCAATAGCAATAGCATTATCTCAATCTAGGAAACGAAAACGTAAATAATGCAAATTGCGAAGGCAAACATAATTACATCTGTTAAGCATCAAAAGTTCGTAGCTTCTTTTCCATGTGTGGTTTGTGGGAACGATACTCAGGTTCAATGCTGTCATATTCGTTCAATCCCAAAAGTCGGTAATGTAGGCAAAGGCATAAGAGATGATAGATTCTGTATTCCAATGTGCTTTACTTGCCATACTCAACAACATCTTATTGGCGAATTAGAGTTCTTTGAAAAATATAATATAAATCCTATATTGATTTCTATGAAGATAGCTAGTATATCTCCTTGTAATAAAATTAACCAATCCAAACAGGAAGGTGCATACAATGGTAAACTTGACTATCGGCAACATATCCGAAATAACAAAAAAAGTTCTTTGCAATCCTAAACTTTATAAAGAATTAGATTTCTTTGAAGTTCCACACAATAAAGTTTGTCTAGCAGTAATTAGAGAACTAACTAAGTTATCTTATAATGAAATTGGCAAGGCATATAAAAAATCTTGGTTCACAATTTATTCTGCTGTTAAAGACACAAACAAAAATGGACTAAAATCATTTACAGCTAAAGTAATTGATTTAGTAAAGGCAGAAGTTAAATGAAAGTTTTGGTTGCTTGTGAATATAGTGGAATTGTAAGAGATGCTTTTGCTAAGCTTGGACATGATGCTTGGAGTTGTGATATTTTGCCAACAGAAACTAATGGCAATCATATTCAAGATGATATTTTAAAACATTTAGATAAAGGTTGGGATTTAATGATTGCACACCCACCTTGCACATATTTATCAAACGCAGGGATTAGATGGTTTAATGAAGAAAAATATGGAGACAAAGCAAGATTAAGAAAACAGTTAAGATTAGAAGCTTTGGAATTTGTTAAAAAACTTTACTATTGCAATATACCTAAGGTTTGCATTGAAAATCCAGTAGGTTATCTAAACAATAATTTTAAAAAAGCAGATCAAATAGTGCAGCCATATTTTTTTGGAGACGAAGAATCTAAAAGAACTTGTCTTTGGTATAAAAATTTAAAACCTTTAAAACACACAAAGTTAGTAAAGCCAAAAATACATGGTTATTTAAAATCTGGCAAAAGAAAAGGAAGTCCAATTTATTTTAGTGATGGTGTTAGTGGCAAAGACAGACAGAAAATTAGATCAAAGTTTTGGAAGGGTATAGCAGAAGCTATGGCAACTCAATGGAGTGTTGAATGACTGATGGCTGGATAGCACTACACAGGAAGATTTATACATCTAGCGATTTTAAAAATCAGTTAGAGGTTTCTATATTTATTTATCTACTTACAATGGCTTCGCATAAGCCAATACAAGTTATTTATAGAAAAAAGAAATTAACTTTAAATAGAGGTGAAGTTTCAATAGCTTATAGAGATTTGGCTAAAAAATTTAATATTTCTAAAGATAAAGTTAGAACTGTTATTAAGAACTTAATTCAATCAAATAACATAAGACAAACTTTGCACAAACGTCTTAGCATATTTAGCATTGTAAAATATAGCAAATATCAAGATTTGCCAAAATCTCAAGACAAACTTTCCCACACAGAACAACAACCATATACTAATATACTATATAGTAGTAAAAATAATGATATAAGTCTTAGCAATATGACTAATACACCAAAGAAAATTACTATTCCTACCTTGCAAGACTTAAAAACCAAGATTATTGAGAAACCAAGAGAAAAGAACGAGTTTGAAATTATGCGTGAAAAACTTGACGCAGAAGATTACGAAAAATGGGTTCTGCACAGATTAAACTCTTGAAATAAAACAATAATATCTTTATAACTACAAATAACTATATAGGTATGGGGGTTGAAACATTACCCCCTTTAAAATTTATATATTTACTTAATCCTAAAATATCATTAGTGATTCGCCATTAACTAACAGGAGAAATAGTTATGGAAAAAACAATAGAAAAAACTCTAAAGCAATTAGAAAAAATGGAAGATATGATTGCTAAACTTAGAGATCAATTAGAATCAAGTCTTGATGAGTATGAGAATGATGAATCTGATTATGACGATTCAGATGATGATTACTCAGATGACGAAGAAGATTCTGACGAGGAATAACAATCACAGATAGACTGCAAAGTCGGAAGGTTATCATAACCTTAACATGAACTCAAAAATACTTAGTATAAAACTATGGGACTATTCTATTGTCTGTTTATTCTTGTTTTCTGTTTTTGTGCTTGGCACATTCTTTCCGAATGACCACACCAAGTCTATCATTAGACAGAAAACAATAGAAGAAATCAGAAAAATAGGGTTCTTTGAACCCAAAGTAGAAAATATCTCTAGCGAAAGGTTTATTTCAAGTATGCAGAAATGTATTGCTTTTCATAACCTAGAGATAAGGAAGGAAGAACAAATACCATCATCATTAATCATAGCACAAGCAATCGTAGAATCTAATTTTGGTACATCAAGATTTGCAATAGAAGGTGGAAACTTATTTGGCATAAGAGTATGGTCTAAGAATGGTATGTTGCCACTTAAACAAGACCCATCAATAAACTGGCGAGTTAAAACATTTAAGACTAAATGCCAATCAGTTAAATTCTACATTAACCTACTAAACACTAATCATCATTACCAAGAATTTAGAATTGTAAGAAATAGAACAAAAGACCCAATGATTTTAGCAGATACCTTAGATAATTTTTCCACTAGCAAAGAATATTCAAATCATGTTAAACAGATACTAATTAAATACAAAGGCAAAATATAATGGCTAATGAGACTACATCAACAACACTAAATAAGCTTTATACAAACAAAGTTAAGACCAAAGGAACTTATAGAGTTTATAGACCAAAGCCATTAAAGATGCCGAGAAAAAAGAAATGAAAAAACCTATTTGGGAAAGACAAAGACCCTCTAAACTTGGCAGACCAAAACCTTTTAACACTAAATCAAAAGCTTATAAATCTGCAAGACGTTCTGCTGGTCAAAAGTTCGGCAAGAAAAACAGCTTTGTTAAAAACCTATACATAGCAAAGAAGCTTAAAAGAAAATGAACTTAGATAAAATAACCTTTGGAAGCAGGATTATTAATCTAAACCTAATAGACAAAGAACAAGCATCTAAGAAAAAGATTTTTGGTGAATTTGACTGCGACTCCAACACACTTACCTTAGACAAATCCTTAGACAATATACAAATGGCTAACACAATAATCCATGAAGTTTGTCATCTAATCCATGACGAATATAAACTAGACTTATCAGCAAAAGCTGAAGAACTAGTATGTAATTCAACAGCTAATGGACTTTGTCATATCCTATATCAAAACCAAGATTTATTAGAGTTCCTTTACAAATCGTTAAAAAAAGCTTAATAGAACATTTAACGAACATAGTCGGTTAATATGGATAAGAATACACCAGTAATAGACAAAGGTGGGAGACCACCATTTGAATTTTCTCCTAAGGTATTGCAACAAATACAAGATTTAGCAAGTTATATGTGTACCAAAGAAGAAGTTGCAAATATTATAGGTTGCCACAGGACTACATTGTATAGAAATCAAGAAGCATTGGAAGCATACGAAAAGGGGGTTAATGTAGCCAAACAAAAGATTAGAAAAACTCAATTTGATATAGCTACTAAACTTAACTCAAGCATAATGGCTATGTGGTTAGGTAAAGTTTATCTTGGACAAACAGATAAAATACAAAATACTGACGACAATGTACCACTACCAATCTATGACATTGTTGATGAACCTAAAGAAGTTATTGAATTGAAGGAAGTACAAAATGATACCATTCCCAAACAAGAAATATAATATCATCTATGCTGACCCAGCATGGCATTTTCAAAACTATAATAATGCTAAAGCACAAACTAATCCTGAGAGACATTACAAAACTATGTCAATGGAAGATATTGTTAAATTACCAGTAGGAGATATTGCAGATAAGAATTGCGTTTTATTTATGTGGTGTACTGACCCATTATTACATAAACAAATACCGATAGTAGAAAAATGGGGTTTCACTTATAAGACAGTTGGATTTCATTGGGTAAAAACAAACAAAAATAAATCTAATAATTTATATTTTATTGGTACTGGATATTGGACTAGAGCAAATAATGAAATTTGTATTTTAGCAACAAAAGGGAAACCAAGCAGAAAAAAAGGTGCAAATGTTCAAAGATTAGTTGTTGATGATCGTAGAGAACACAGCAGAAAGCCAGACAGAATTAGAAATGACATTGTAGAATTATGTGGTGATCTACCAAGAATTGAATTATTTGCTAGACAAAAAGCAGAAGGCTGGGATAGTTGGGGTAATGAATTATGAGTAAATGTATATTTTGTAAAAGACTTATGGTAAATAAATTAGAGCAACATATAAAAGCTTGTCATCAATGTATTGTGAACTTGCTAATGAAAAAGCACAATCTTAAAGTTAAGAAACAAGCACCAGTAAAGTTGAATTTAAAAAAGTATGAGAAAATTTAGTCTATTAAAACGTGATAAGAACCCAAGAGGTGGTCTTAGCAGTTCTGGGAGAGCAAGATACAATAGAGCAACAGGTGGTAATTTAAGACCACCAGTTAAATCAATACCAGATACTTTGACCGAGTACAGACGCAAAGGTTCATTCTTAGTTAGAATGGGAAGCAGTAGAGGTAGATTGTTTGATGAAAAGGGTCGCAAGACTAGACTAAAACTAAGCTTAGAAGCTTGGGGTTATAGAGGTAAAAGCAAATCTGAAGCAGTAGCTTTAGGCAGAAGATATTTGAGGGCATATCAGAATAAGAAAAAGTAGTGGAATACTTCGCTATATTTTTCTTGCTGATATTTAATGGGAATGAATATAGACCCATATTTTTGAAGATGGAAGATAATAGAACTTTTAAGACATTAGAAGATTGTAATAATTTTGGCTATAAACAAAGAGATTTAATTGTAGAAACTTTAAACGAACAAGGTATTATATATAAGGATTTAATGTTCAAATGTGTGGAAGAAAAAAGCCAACAAATATGATTGATAAAAAAATTCGTGGGACACACGACTTAGAAGTCATTATTTACGAACTTAGAAAAGAAATAGACAGACTCAACGAGGAAGTTCAAGCAAAGGATTTAGAACTTAAACAGCTACAATCCAAAGATGATTAGGGTTTTTATCGGTTATGATAGCAAAGAAAAAATAGCTTATCACATACTAAGCGAGAGCATACTAAGACACAGTTCAGTACCAGTATCATTTACACCAATCTACTTACCTAACATTCAAGATTCATTTAACAGACCAAGAAATAGTTTATCATCTACTGAGTTTTCATTTAGCAGATTTATAGTTCCTTATCTTATGAACTATGATGGTTGGGCATTATTCCTAGATTGCGATATGCTGTTTAAAGCAGATATCAAAGAACTATGGGATTTAAGAAATGATGATTATGCTGTTATGTGTTGTCAGCACAACTACACACCTAAAAGCGAATCAAAGTTCGGCAATCAAATACAAACTGTTTATGAAAAAAAGAACTGGTCTAGTCTAATGTTAATGAATACGTCTAAATGTGCAAAGTTATCAAGACACTATATTCATAACGCATCAGGATTAGAACTGCATCAATTCAAATGGCTAGAAGATAATCAAGTAGGTGGCTTACCTTTAGAATGGAATTGGTTAGCAGGAGAATATCCTTACAATCCCAATGCTAAGAACATACACTTTACAGAAGGTGGTTGTTATTTTGAGAAGTACCAAGATTGCGAATACTCATCAGACTGGTTTAACATATATACGAATACAGTTAAGATTCAGTTATGAACTTTATAACTGGAAGCGATAAAGACCATGAAGATATACTTCAATGGTTTATTCGTGCATACAACAAACATCTAACTAATAAACTTTACATAGCTAACTTTGGACTAGAGAATAGTTATCCTAATAGCATATCTTACAAACCTTTAATGAAAGCTTGGTATTACAAACCAAGAATGATGCTAGAAACTTTAGAAAAACAAATATGCTGGATTGATAGCGACATAGAAATACTAACAGACATATCAGATATATTTGAACTATCACAAGGGTATGATATTGCTGTTACTGAAGATTGGTGCAATAGAAACAATCACTTTGCATCAGGTTTAGTTGTTTGTAACAATCAAGATTTCTTACAAGAGTGGAAGCTAGAATGTGAAAAGTTTTCTACCTATGGAGATCAAGAGTGTTTAAATAAGATTGCACATAAGTACAAAGTTTTAACTTTACCAAGAGAATATCAATGGCTTAGACTTGCAGAAACAAATAACAATATCAAAACAATACATTGGACTGGAAAAGATGGAAAAGCAATTATCAGAAAAAAGATTAGAGAGTATTCATAGAAACGAGAACATAATATCAGTACCAGTTAATAAGATTAAATACTGTTGCCAAATAGACAGACAAGAAGGCGATAAGAACTGGAATCAAGTTTTAGTCTATTCAATCAAAGATTATAAATACATTGGTGATGTACTAGAGAGACGTAAAAAGAAAACATTTGATGAACCACATTTACTATACAATCCAGTTATCTTACTTGCAGAAGGCAATCAGCTTATTTGTATCTATGGCAATAGAAGAATAAAAACAGCAATAGAAAATGGTTACACACATATAGACGCATTAGTTTATGAAGATTTAGTTAAAGCTAGAGAAGTAGGTTCTAATATAGCATTAACTTATAAAAACGTGGGCAAACACAAGGCAGATGCTTTACAATTAGACAGAACTGCAATAACTAAAATAGACAAATATATTATGCCTGACGAACCACAAATCATAAACGAATACGCAACACACCAACAAATACTAATCAAAGAAGCACTATCTTCTAATGGAGATATACTAGAAACTGGTTGTGGTTATTACTCAACACCTTTGCTTTTAGAGATAGCTAAACAAAAAGGAGTTAAACTAATTAGCATGGTAGAAGATATAAACTGGGCTAGAAGATTTGATTATCTTGCTTGTGATAATTATGTCCAATTACACGTTAAGTTTAATAACGAACTATTCTTAAACCAGAACTATGGTATGTGCTTTTTAGATCACGAACAATTTGTAAGAGATAGAATTAAACATCTTAACAACATATTAAAACATACTGATAAAGTTGTAGTACATGATGCAGACAGAATAGATAACTTTGCTTTCCTACACAAACCACATAAAATAGAAATGTTTAAACATCTTAAACCACACACAGCAGTTATTAGAAATGTCTAATCTTTACGACATATACTTAGAACAAGCAAAAGAGCATCACAAAAAGGAACAACATTGGCAAGGATTAGCTTTAAAGAAATTCATACCAGCTATTAATCAGATCATAAAAGACAAAGGCATTGAAACCATATTAGATTATGGTTGTGGCAAAGCAAAACATCACCCTTTAGAATGGAACGCAACTAAGTATGACCCTGCTGTACCTGAATATCAAAACAAACCTACTGACAAGTTTGATTTAGTTATTTCAACTGACGTACTAGAACATATCCCAGTAGATAATCTTAAAGATATTATTGATGAGATATTTAATTACTCTAAGAAGTGGGTATTCTTATCGGTATGTTGTAGAAAAGCTAATGCAATACTTCCAAATGGTTATAATGCACACGCAACTATTGAATCAGCTAAATGGTGGCGAGAACTATTAAAACCTTATAACAATTACACAATAGAATTTTCAAAATAATGTTTGACCCATACGAATACTTCAAAGGCAAGAATGTTTTACTCATAGGTAATGGTGAGAAACTAGGAACTATTGATTATAGCAAATTCAATTCAGTAGTTAGAATGAATCTTGGAGTTAAAGATAAACCATGTGATGTTTGGATTAACAATTTAGTTTACGAGGGACACAACAAGCTTAAAGAAATTCCTGACATTAGATGTATTGTAAGATTAAACTTTGAAAAAGATGGCAAGAGAGCAGAACGTATGCCTGATTGGGTTAAGAAAAAAGCTTGGCTATGGAACACATACGATTACAGTCAAATGACAATTAGATATAACTATTACAGACCAACTACTGGCTTTGTTGCAATTTATTGGTTATTGAATCATTGTAAGTGCAAAGTAACTATTACTGGATTTGATTTCTTTAAAACAAAGAATAGATATACAATGGAAGAAGTTAGTCATATTGGAACTTCTAAAGGTTATAACCATGATGTTAAACTGGAAGAAGAAGTTATTACAAAGTTAATTCAAAGAGGATTAATCAATGCCATTTAGTAAACCACAACTAGCTGTATATACTTGTCCAAAAAGATTTAGAGTTCTAATTACTGGCAGAAGATTCGGCAAGACACACTTAGCCATGTATGAACTACTTAGATTTGCAAGTAGAAAACCTAACTCAAAGATATTCTATGTAGCACCTACTTACAGAATGTCTAAAGAGATTATGTGGAAACAAATCAAAAGACTTACTACTGAAAAGAGATGGATTAAATATGCTAATGAAACAGAACTAACTTTAATACTTAGAAATGGTAGTCAGATAAGTCTAAAAGGTGCAGATAAATCACCAGACAATTTACGAGGAGTAGGATTAGATTTTTTACTGTTAGATGAGTATGCAGATATAGACCCTATGGCTTGGCACGAAGTTCTGCGACCAACAATCTCAGATAAACACGTAACAGGAAATGTATTATTCATAGGAACACCTAGAGGATTTGGTAACTGGTCTTATGAGATTTATCAGAAGGGTTTAGGAGATGACCCAGAATGGAAGTCTTTTAAGTACACTACATTAGATGGTGGTCAAGTAGATCAAGAAGAAATTGAACAAGCCAAAAGAGATTTAGACGAGAGAACATTTAGACAAGAATATTTAGCTTCATTTGAAACATATTCAGGAGTTGTTTATTATAACTTTGATAGAGAATACAATGTCCAAGAATGTAAGTATGACAAAGATGCTATTATTCATATTGGCTTGGACTTTAACATAGACCCAATGTCAGCTTGTTTATTCCATGTTAAAAACGATATAGCTTATGTCTTTGATGAGATAGTTATTTACAGTTCAAATACAGACGAATTTATTGATGAACTATTAAGCAGATACCCAAAAACTAAAATGGTTGTTTACCCAGACCCAGCATCAAGACAACGTAAAACTTCTGCTGGTGGAAGAACTGACTTAACCATATTGCAAAATGCTGGTTTAAATGTTAAAGCTAAGAATACTCATGCTTTAGTAAGAGACAGGATTAATTCTGTTAATAGCAAACTGAAGGCATTTGATGGAAAGAGAAGTATTTTTATTAATCCTTCTTGCAAAACACTAATTAATAGCTTAATGAAACAAGTTTACAAAGAAGGTACAAATCAACCAGAAAAAGGAAATGGTTACGATCACATGACTGATGCACTAGGTTACGCAATAGAATACTTATTCCCAATCACATCAACACTTCCTAAATCACAACCTAAAAGATTTTCATAATGGCATACACAAGAAAAGAAATAGAACAGCAACACACACAATACAAAGGTATGATGCCAAGATGGGAGTATTACATCAGATCATATTTAGGTGGCAAAGAATACCAAGATGGAAAGTTCCTACAAGAATACCAATTAGAATTAGAATCAGAATATTTTAAAAGACTTGCTTACACACCATTAGACAATCATGCTAGAAACGTAATTGATATTTATTCATCATTTTTATTTAGAGTACCACCAACTAGAGAACTTGGAACATTACAAGACGACCCTTCAGTAGATCAATTCTTAGATGATTGCGATTACGAAGGTAGAACATTTGATGCTCTAATGAGAGAAGTACAAAACTATGCTTCTGTTTATGGACATTGTTGGATTATCGTGGACAAACCATCTACAAATGTAATGACACGTGGAGAAGAACTAGAACAAAACATTAGACCATATCTAAATATCTACACACCTGAAAACGTATTAGACTGGAAGTATGCTAGATCACCAAATGGATATTACTATTTAGAATATTTAAAAATTAGAGAATCAATAGAAGATGACAAAGAATGTTATAAGATTTGGTACGAAGATAAAATAGATACAGTATTTTTACCAACATCAAATAGAGATGAACCAAAACTAATTGAATCAGTACCTAATCCACTAGGTAAGATTCCAGCAGTTATTTTATATAACCAAAGAAGTCCAATGAGAGGTTTAGGAGTTTCTGATTTAACTGATATAGCTGATTTACAAAAATCTATTTACAATGAACTATCTGAGATTGAACAAATTATTAGAATATCAAATCACCCAAGTTTAGTTAAAACAAGAGATACTGAAGCTGTTGGTGGTGCAGGTTCTATTATAGAAATTCCTGATAACATTGATGCTAATTTAAAACCTTATATCTTACAACCAAGTGGAAGTAATTTAGATGGAGTAATTAAATCAATCATGCACAAAGTAGATGCAATAAATAGATTATCTCATGTTGGGGCTATAAGAGCAACTGGTGAGAGAATACAATCTGGTATCGCATTAAGAACTGAGTTCCAATTATTAAATGCTAGACTTGCACAAAAAGCAAAACTTATGGAACTTGCTGAAGAACAAATTTGGAGACTATTTGCACTATGGCAAGAAACAGTATTTGATGGAGAGATTATGTACCCAAGTTCATTTGACATTAGAGACTGGGCAACTGATTTAGAATTATTACAACAAGCAAAAGCTTCTAATATTAAATCAACTACATTCACTAAAGAACTTGATAAACAAATAGCTAGAACTGTAATTGATAATGATGAAACTTTAGTTATAATAGACCAAGAGATTGATAATAATAGTCAAACACTTGGAGAGTTTCCACAACAACCAATAACATTACCAACAGTTTAATGTGGCACAAGATTTATTACAGCAACTTCAAAGCATACGAGAAAAAGCAGTCAATAATTTAGAAGCACAACATCAAAGATTATTAAACGATACATTAAAAACTTTAGAGACTAGAGTAATACAAGCTGTATCTGAACTTCCTATTCAAGATGGTGCATTATTTAATACAAGACTTGCTATTGAGATTAGACCAAAACTACAACAAGCAATAGAAGAACTTTACTTAGCTAGAGTTCAAACATTTATTAATGACTATGACAAGATTGCAGGAACGATTGTAGCAACTTATGGAAAGCTTCCTATTCCTGCTGAGTTTAAACAAATTACTGAAGCTGATTTAGTTACTATCCAACAACTAAAGAAGATTGCATTTACACAATTTCAAAACTTAGCTACTGAGTTTACAAACACATTAGCACAAGAAGTTTATCAAAGCACATTAGTAGGTAAACCTTTTGCAGAAGTAGTTGATTCTTTAAGAAGCAAGATCAATGGAATCTACCAACAATCAGATGACAGAAAAAGACAAGAACTTGTGGAGTTCGTACAGAAACAAAAAATCGCTGGTAAAACAAATACAGAAGATTTTAAAACAGCAGTAGATGAACTTAAACAAACTTATGGTTCTACTGTTACAGGTGCTAATCTTGCAGTATATTCATCTCAAATAGTCCAAGATGCTTTAATGGGATTTGATGGACAATTTGCAAAGTTTAGAGCAGATGAATTAGGTTTAACTAGCTATGTTTATTATGGTTCAATCATTAGAGATAGTAGAGATTTCTGCGTAGAACACGCAAACAAAGTATTTACAGAAGAAGAAGCTAGACAATTATGGCAACAAGAATGGCAAGGTAAATCTGGTAGCGACCCATTTATTGATAGAGGTGGATATAATTGTCGTCATCATTGGCAACCAGTAGATACTGACTGGGGTACTATAAAAGATGATGGTACTTTTGAATACACAGTAGATTAGAACATTTTAGCAACAACTTTGTTGCATTTTTACAATTTCCTTGATAATTGACAATTATAACAATATAGAAGGAGAACAAACAATGAACGACAAAGTAAAAGAGTCGGTTGAGAATACAGCATCTCAAGACAATGCTGGAGTAAACGAAGTTTCTGAAACAACTTCAACTGAGAACAAAGTTTTTACTGCCGAGCAGTTAGAACAAATAGTTCAAAGAAGATTAGAGAGATATAAAAAATCTGTTTCTAATAAACTTGATGGCATTGATATTGAAGAAGCCAAAAAGTTACTTGAAGAAAAGAAACTTAAAGAACTTGAAATCGCAAAACAACGTGGCGAGTTTGATAAAGTTCTGAAGGAAACAGTATCAAAAAAGGATTCAAAAATTCAATCGTTGGAGACTGAATTAAAAAGGATTCGTATAGACGAAACATTAGTCAATGTAGCTAGTG